TCAAGTACCTACCAAAAGACGATAGATGGACGGATTTTATAACACCATTTTTGAAACTTACTAGAAAAGAAAAAAAGAAATTTAAAGAATTTAAAAATCAAAAATTATGAAAGAAAAAAATGATTTAACAAAGTTGGAATTCGTTCTTAAACTGAATGACAACATAGTCGTACAAAGATTTTTCAATGTAAAAAACTTTAACAGTGAATCATGTAATAGTGTTGAGTTATATGAATACATCAAAGAGTTAGGTATGATGTTACAAGAAAGAATGAAATATAAGACGCACGACTATTTGAACGATAACTTATTTCAACTTATGGTTGATCCAACAGTGATTGAGACCTCGAACACTGATGAAGATGAATATTTTTACTTGATGGTAAATCAAGGTGATCAGACAATTTGTCAGAGATCGTGGAATGCAAAACTATACCCACCAAAGGTAAGATATACGGTTGATATACGACCAGAAATAAAAAACATTCTCAAAAATTTGTCTGACATTTTTTCAGATAAAAATATTAGTAATGTTTACATGGATTATACCCTTTGATCACTATATTTATAATTTACAACACTCCCTAATTTAAATGTCAGCTAATAAAAATTTCGGTTATTTAGGAAATAACTTTCAGATACAATTATTGAATAATATTCTTGTTACATCTGATTTTGCAAATACTATTATAGATGTGATGGATCCGAAATATTTTGATAATAATTATTTCAGACTGATCATGCAAATGATAAAGGAGTATTATGTAAAGTATGAACATACACCATCTTACAATACATTAGAACAAATTGCAAAATCAGAGATCACCTCAGATATTGCTAGAAAATTGGTCATAGATACTATAGGTAATATTAAAGAATGTCCCTCAGATGGTGATGTTTTTGTTCAAGAAAAGTCTTTGAAGTTTTGTAAACAACAAGAACTCAAAAAAGTTATGAACAAAGCTCAAAATATTATAGATAAAGGAGATTTTGAAAGTTATGACACTCTCGAAGAGATGGTTAGAGGGGCTCTTCAAGTTGGGGAAACAGATAAAGGCACTGCAGACGTTTTTTTTAACTTAGATAACGTTTTAGAGGATGATTATCGACATCCAGTACCTATGGGTATTAAGGGTATCGATAACCTTTTAAAAGGAGGTCTAGCAAAGGGAGAAATAGGTGTAATACTAGCACCAACTGGTGTCGGTAAAACTACAGTACTAACGAAGATTGCTAATAACGCGTTCAATCATGGTTATAACGTTTTACAGATATTTTTTGAGGACAACCCAAAAATTATACAAAGAAAACATTTCACTATGTGGACTGGTATTGCACCAGACAATTTAAGTGATCACAAAGATAAAGTTTTGGATAAGGTTAGAAATATTAAAGAGAATACTTCTAATTCACTAATTTTAAAAAAACTACCTTCTGATAGTTTGACTATGAATCAAATCAAAAATCAGATCAGAAAAATGATCGCAGAAGGTTTCAAAATTGATTTAGTCGTGTTGGATTATATAGATTGTATAAATCCTGATAAGGTCCTGAGTGATGAATGGAAAAGTGAGGGTTCAGTGATGAGAGGATTTGAGTCTATGTGTCATGAATTAAATATTGTTGGATGGACTGCAACACAGGGTAATAGATCGTCTATTTCATCGGATGTTGTAACTACAGATCAAATGGGAGGATCGATTAAAAAAGCACAAGTTGGACATGTCATAATATCAGTTGCAAAGACACTACAACAAAAAGAAATGAATTTAGCAACAATCGCAATTACTAAATCCAGAATTGGAAAAGATGGTATTATCTTTGAAAATTGTAAATTTGATAATGAAATGTTGGAAATTGACACTGATCAAAGTGTGACATTCCTAGGTATGGAAGAACAAAAAGAAGAAAGAAAAAGGGATAGGATTAAAGAACTTATGGTCAAAAGAAAAGAAAGAGAAAATCAATAAATTATAATAAATAAATTAACAATGGAAGAACTATTAAATGTTATAAACAAGGATATTAGATATGTCATTAAAAGGACAGGATCTAGAGTACCATTCAAAACCGAAAAGATTGAAAAAGCAATTTTGAAGGCAATGTCAGGTATCAACGCAGAAGATACTGAAATGGCTGAAAAGATTGCAAGAATATCGACTAAGGCACTTTTTAGAAATGATAAAAATAGAGTACCTCATGTTGATGATGTACATGATATGGTTGAGAATAAACTTATGGATAATGGATTAAATGATGTTGCAAAAGAATATATTTTGTATCGAGCAAGAAGAAAAAGAAATATATTCACAAAAAGAACAAATCTTAAACCTTATGAATATCCAAATTTGAATGAATACGTAGATGCTATCAGGCATTCGTATTGGGTTCACACTGAATTTAATTTTACTTCCGATATACAAGATTTCAAAGTCCATTTGAATGATAAAGAAAGAACTGCATTAGAAAGATCAATGTTAGCAATTTCCCAGATAGAAATTGCCGTAAAAACATTTTGGGGTGACATTTATAAAAGAATGCCAAAACCTGAAATTGGTAATGTTGGTGCGACATTTGCAGAATCTGAAGTACGTCACGCAGATGCATACTCACATTTAATTCAGCTACTTGGATTGAACAAAGAGTTCGAAAACCTGTTGAATGTACCCGCAATTAGAAGAAGAATTAAATATTTAGAAAAATCAATAACTGGATCAAAAGCGGTTGAAAATAAAGAGTATTTTGAATCTATTGTTTTATTTTCGATGTTTGTTGAAAATGTGTCATTGTTTTCACAATTCTTAGTCATAATGTCTTTCAATAAACACAAGAATATGTTGAAAGGTATCAGTAATGCCGTCGAGGCGACTTCAAAAGAAGAAAATATACACGCAGAGTTTGGATTTGAGTTAGTAAATCTAATCAAAGAAGAAAATCCAGAATGGTGGACTGAAGAATTGGTTGATGATTTAGTATTGGCTACTAAGGAAGCTTATGGGGCCGAATTAGAAATTGTTGATTGGATTTTCGAAAATGGTGATTTAGATTTCTTGACAAGAAAGCAGACATTAGAATTTATTAAAAATAGATTTAACTTATCTTTAAATGCTATTGGTATTGATAATGTCTTTGATGTTAACGATACTTTATTAGAAACTACTGAGTGGTTCGATGATGAAATTTTAACTACAAAACATACAGACTTTTTCAATAAGAGAAGTATTAATTACAGTAAAAAATCAAAATCAATCACCTTGAACGATTTATTTTAATTAAAACTATATAAAAAATATGAAGAATAGAGAATCATTCGATTGGATTAATGAGGAGTCAACGACATTTTTACGTCGCGGGTATCTTAGTGAGGGTGAAGAACCTTTAGATCGAATTAAGAAAATAGCGAACCATGCTGAAGATCTTTTAGGTATAGAAGGATTTGCTGAAAAATTTTATGACTATATGGGTAGAGGATGGTATTCACTATCCTCACCCGTGTGGGCAAACTTTGGGAAAAAAAGAGGATTACCTGTAAGTTGTTTTGGATCAAACATTGGCGATAATATCGAATCAATACTTTATACTCAAGCTGAAGTTGGTGAAATGAGTAAAATGGGTGGAGGAACTTCTGGTTACTTTGGTAATATAAGAGAAAGGGGTTCTGTTGTCACTGATAACGGACATGCTCCAGGAGCGGTACACTTCATGAATTTATTTGAAAGTGTTGTTGATAATATTTCACAGGGTTCTACCAGACGAGGAAGATTTTCACCGTATCTACCAGTTGAACATCCAGATATAATGGAGTTTTTAGAAATTGGCACAGAAGGATTTCCAATTCAAGATCTTACACACGCTGTGACAGTAACCGATGAATTTATGAAAGATATGATCGAAGGAGATAGTGAAAAAAGGTCTATCTGGGCTAAAGTAATACAAAGAAGAGGTGAAATTGGTTATCCATATATCATGTTTACTGATACGATGAATAATAAATCACCAGAGGTTTATCAGGATAAAGGTGCTAAAATATATAATTCAAATCTATGTTCAGAAATAGCATTACATAATTCTGAAGAAGAATCCTTTGTATGTGTTTTATCATCTATGAATTTACTTCACTACGATGAATGGAAAGATACTGATGCCGTGGAAACTTTGACCTATTTCTTAGATGCGGTAGTGACTGAATTTCTAGATAAAATTGAATCTATTAGAGATAACGGAACTATTGAAGGAAAAAGAGCATTTATATACCTTGAAAAGGCTTATAACTTTGCAAAAAGACAGAGAGCATTAGGTTTAGGTGTTTTAGGTTGGCACTCACTTCTCCAGTCTAAGAATCTTCCATTTGACACAAGAGAAACGGCAAAACTCAATGTGGAAGTTTTCAAGACTATTAAAGAAAAATCCTACTCAGCATCAAAAGAGTTGGCAGAGAAATATGGTGAACCTGAGTATCTTGAAGGTTATGGTAGAAGAAATGTTACACTTAATGCTATTGCACCGACAACATCTTCGGCATTTATTCTAGGACAGGTTTCACAATCAATTGAACCTATTTGGTCTAATTGTTATGTAAAAGATGTTGCAAAAATGAAAGTCACAATCAAGAATCCAGTTCTGGAAAGATTACTAGATGAAATTGGTGAGAATACGAAAAAAACATGGAATAGTATAAAAAAGAATGACGGATCTGTACAACACTTAGAATTTTTATCTGAAGAACAAAAAGAAGTGTTTAGAACATTTGCAGAAATAAACCAGGCATCGATTATAAATCAAGCAGCAATTAGACAAGATTTCATTGATCAATCTCAGTCTTTGAATTTGATGATATCTCCTGATATGCCAACAAGAGATGTAAATAAGTTATTGATAGATGCATGGAAGTTAGGTGTTAAAACACTGTACTACCAGCATTCGATGAACTCGGCACAGGCATTTGCAAGAAAAAAACTTAACCTAAATGATCTTCAATGTGTAGCTTGTGAAGGATAATAAATAACCCAACGAAAGTTGGGTTTTTTATTAAATTAAATCTAAGATATTTATATGTTATGAGTGAAACATATACGTATGGTATTAATTTTCCATTTAGACAAAGTCTAAAAGGTAATTACTTAAATCTATCAGAAGATCCAAATGAAGAAATTAGATCGGATTTAATTCATTTGATTCTAACAAGAAAAGGTAGTAGATATTATTTACCTGATTTTGGTACAAGAATTTATGAATTTATCTTCGAACCGATGGATGGAACTGCATTTGATTTAATCAAAGATGATCTTAGGACTGCAGTAGAGACCTACCTTCCAAACGTAATATTAAATAACATTGAGATTTTACCTTATAATGAGTATCAATCTCCACCACAAGGAGAACTTTCATTTCCTGAAGAAATAAATGATATGGGTTATAGAACTTTTGATATTTATAGATCAGTGAGTGAACAAGCTGCTGAGTATACTGCTAAAATCAAAATTGAATATACAATACAAAGCGACACTTTTGAGACTCGAGATTTTATAATTATTAATATATAAAAAAATGGCTAATAGAAAGATATCATATACTGAAAGAGATTTTGAAGGTTTAAGACAAGACTTAATTAATTTTACACAACAATATTATCCTGAGTTAATAAACAATTTTAATGATGCTTCTGTCTTCTCAGTACTCTTAGATTTGAATGCTGCGATAGGAGATAATCTACACTATCACATTGATAGAAGTATTCAAGAAACAGTTTTACAATACGCCCAACAAAAGTCTTCAATATATAATATTGCTAGAACATATGGATTGAAAATACCAGGTAATAGACCATCAGTTGCAATTGTAGATGTATCAGTTACAGTACCAGCATTTGGTGATTCTGAAGATGAAAGATATCTAGGAATTGTACAACCAGGATCCCAATTTATTGGAGGGGGTCAAATATTCGAAAATATAGATGAGATCAATTTCGCATCACAATACAATAGTAAAGGTTTTCCTAATAGAACGAAAATACCTAACTTTGACAGTAACAACAAACTTATAAATTACACTATTACTAAAAGAGAAGTCGTAGTAAATGGTGTGACTAAAACCTTCAAAAGAGTTATAACCGCGTCTGATGTAAAACCATTTTTTGAATTCTTTTTACCTGAAAAAAATGTTTTATCTATAACTGACGTGATTCAAAAAGATGGTACAAGTTTTACTACTCCACCAACTTATGAAGAATTTGTAAACGCACCAACTAAATGGTATGAAGTTGATGCATTGGTTGAAGACAAAGTTTTTATTGAAGATCCTTCTAAATCATCTGATAACCCTGGCATTAAAGTTGGGCAATATATTGAGACAGAAAACAGATTTATAAGTGAATTTACACCACTAGGTTTTTGTAAACTGACCTTTGGTGGTGGTACAACAACACCTGACGATCAGCTAGCTCAATTTGCAAGAACAGGTATACCGTTGAGAATACAAGATTATCAAAATAATATTGGATTAGGTTTGACTGTTAAAGCTAATACTACACTTTTTGTGAGGTACAGAATAGGTGGTGGTCAAACATCTAATGTGGGAGTTAATGTTATTAATCAAATTGGTACCGTCAATTTTAATGTTACAGGTCCATCACAAAATATCAATCAAACAGTTATAGGTAGTTTAAGATGTAATAATGTAACAGCGGCAATCGGTGGTGGAGATTTACCAACCACTGAAGAAGTGAGGAACATGGTCACTTATAATTTTGCAGCACAAAAAAGAGCGGTGACTATAAATGACTACAATTCTTTATTAAAGACAATGCCTAGTAAGTACGGGGCACCGGCTAAAGCTTCGATAACTGAAATAGACAATAAAATCAATATACAAGTCTTATCATATGATACTACAGGTTCTTTAACTGAGGCAGTCTCGAACACACTTAAAGAAAATATCGCTAGATACCTTTCAAATTATAGAATGATAAATGACTATATTTCAGTCAGTAGTGCTAAAGTTATTGACCTAGAAATTGATTATTCTATAGTTCTAGACAGTGCACAAAATCAAGGAGACGTAATTACAAACGTAGTAAACACTACAAATACGTATTTTACCCCAACATCAAATGAATTAGGAAGAAATATTAATATATCAGATCTTAGAAGGACAATACAAGATTTACCTGGTGTGGTTAACATCACAGATTTAAAAATATTTAATTTAGTTGGTGGAAGATATTCGTCATCACAAACATCACAACAATATGTTGACAACACAACTAGAGAGATAAGACTAATTGACAACACTATTTTTGCTGAACCAAATCAAATCTATCAAATTAGATTTCCAGAAAATGACGTAAAAGTTAGAGTTAAGAACTTGACAGACGTACAATTTACCTAATTGTATACTTTGAAGGTATTATAATTAAAATTATCTTAAATAACTATTTATTTTAAAAGATTGTAATGCCCAAAAATATACGTATTAGGACAAAAATTGGTGAAGATAGAAATTTGAATGTAAAAATAGATCAGGATTTTGATTTTTTAGAAATTCTATCTTTAAAAATTAGACAAGAAGATGTTTATGATCGTTTTTGTGCTGATTACGGTATAGTCACCGGAAGGGTTATTGCTAACGGAGGTTTTGGTATTCCTAATGCGAATGTCTCGGTTTTTATACCTTTGAATAGTATTGATGAAAATGATCCAGTCATCTCTACACTTTACCCATACAAAAGACCATCTGATAAAAATGAGGATGGTTTTAGGTATAACCTATTACCTTATACACAAGAAAATTACGCACACAATCCTACAGGAACGTTTCCTTCTAGAAATGATGTTTTGACTAGAAGTGAAGTATTACATGTTTATGAAAACTATTATAAGTTTACAGTAAAAACAAATGATTCTGGAGATTTTATGATTGTTGGTGTACCCCTAGGTCAACAAAAAGTTGTGTTAGATTTAGACCTATCGAATATAGGTCAATTCTCGTTAAGACCAACTGATTTGGTTAGAATGGGTATGGGTGTAGAGACACAATTTGATGGACAATTTTTTAAAAGGTCAGAAAACATTGATTCATTACCTCAGATAATTCATGATGTTGTTGATGTAGATGTTGCGTCTTTCTGGGGTGATAGTGAAAATTGTGACGTAGGTATTACAAGAGTTGACTTCGATCTAAGAGAATTAGGTGTTGAAATTCAGCCAACAGCGATTTTCATGGGTTCATTTTTCAGTTCCAGTGAAAGAGACTTTTTGAAATCAAACTGTAAACCGAAACCTAATACTGGTAATTTGTGTACACTAGAGACTGCACCAGGTCAAATTCTATCTATAAGACAAACTATCGATTCAGACAATAATGGTGACCCTATCCTTGAAGAATATAGGTTAGAAAATAATGGTAATCTAATTGATGATGATGGTACTTGGATGGTTGATTTACCTATGAATTTAGATTATTTGGCCACTAATGAATTTGGTGAAACAATAATTTCTAACGATCCTACGGTCGGTATACCGACAAAAGGTAAATACAGATTTAAAATAAAGTGGCAGAGTGAGGCCGGGTTGAAAAAGAATATCTTAAGGGCTAATTATTTGATCCCTAACATTAAAGAACATTGGTTATTATCAGGATCAAGACCTAATGATTTTACAATGAATCAATCTTATTCATTTTCTTTAGATTGGGATGATTATTTTGATAAAAACGCTGCAATAACATGTCAAGACTCATTCTATGAGTTTAAATATAATAAAGTATATACTGTATCATCTCATATTGATAGGTTCAAGTTCGGTAGAAACCGTGCAAGACATTTAGGTATTAAAGAAATAGACGATCGTGAATGTGAGAGTAATATCAATAAATTACCTGTTAATGACGGGGTTAGAAACTTTGATTTTTTATTTTTTGTGTTCAGTATAATGATGTTTTTATTTACACCACAAGTATTTGTGATTTTACCAATAGTTCACTTTTTGGCTTGGTTCTGGCCTATAATAAGGATTATTATAAACGCGATAAGGGTTTTCTTAAATGCTGTTAGACGAATATTGTGTAAAATTAGTGGTATTAAAATTATTAATTGGTACCCATTTGCGTTCATAAAAGAAAATAATCCTGATATCTGTGAAGAAAAACCATTACTAGGTGACGAGAATCCTTTTTCGAATCTAGGATTACCAATGTTACCATATCCTGATTGTGAAACATGTAATTGTTCTAACGAAGCGTTACCAGCAGATACGGATTCGCCTGAATATCAAGAGGCGCAAATAGAATTAGCCCAACTTCAAAATGTTAGCTCACTATCTGATGTAAACGTTTATCAACAATATGATCCAGTTGATTGTGGAGAAGGTGGTAATTATCCAAACTATGACCCATCAAATGATGAAAATTTCCAGGGTAGAATGATGGCATTTGCAGGTAACGCAATCACAAATGACATATCACCTAATGCTAATTTAGGTTTGGACGCTTCATTTGCTAGGTGGTTTATGTCACCAGTGTATCCAAGAAGGAAGTGGGAATACTGGGAAGGGCAAGAAGGTTGTGTGGTTCTAAAAAAGTTTTGGTTGGTATCACCAAACCCTACGTTCCCTCAAGTGTTAAATCTCATGAATCAAAGGGCAAGATATTTTGCACCAGAGAATGTAAGTGCTGTTGGGTTAGGATATACGGTAGATGCGTCGAATAGGTTCTTAGGTATCAAGTGTAGATTGAATAACAACCAATTCAGTTCAGGTGGTGGTCCAGTATCAATTGGTGGGGGTGGTACAGGTACTAATGAACCTTGGTGGGATATGCCATTAGTCGTTTTAGCAGATCCTTCAGTAAATTGGGAAAGTGGAGATTTGATATCATTCAATGATCCCGAAAGTGCTGCACAAGATGATCCAAACCTCGAGTATTATACTGGTGGTACTGTCGGAAGTGACAATGGATTTGGAAGGAGAGGTATTACTGGTCTTACAGACTATAGTACCACTAGTACCATAACAAAAGAAGTAAAGTGGATGAATCCATTTTATACACCAACAAATGGTGAGGATTTAGTTAAAACATCTCAAATCCAGTATTTCAATACTGCTTCAACGACTGACTACAAGTATACCGCTGGTGTAGAGTATTTCCAAGTGGTAACAGGTATGACTGTTAATGAATTTTTGGCACACTTTCAAACTACAATAGACGAAAATGATAATTTGATTGTACCTGATGACGAAATTGTTCCATATTCTAGTGGTGGGCTTGTTTGGGGAACAAATGCAGGTGGAGGACAAAAAGTAGGTGATTTAAAACACAACAGTATTATTTATCATCATTTAATGTACTCTAAACAAAGGGTTATTTGTAATACATTCAATACTGTTAGTCCAAACTTAGATCCTTGTGAAAACTCATCAGATATATTTAGTCAACAACAAGGTGAAGAAAATTGGATTACTAAATTTAACTGGGAGCAATTCCCTAATTTCAAAGACCAAAAAATATATATAATGACTCGTGGAGTTGATCCCCACGGACCTAGACAAAAAATGAGATTTGAATTGGGTAAATTATTTGGAAGAAACCTTGTAAATTATCCTGGATGTGTAGTTGAAGGTGAGTTTTTTATGAACATACCTATACAGCCAAATGGTGGACAAAACACACAAGCAATTTATGACCACAAATCACCAAACGCGATATATAAATGGATTCCTTCCAATAACGTAGATGGGTACTGGGAATCAAATAATGCTGGTGCAGATTTTTTATCAACTATGAATGACCCAAGTGTTGCTGGGTACAGTTGTTTCCATAGACCGTTTAGTTTTTATATGGGTTTTCAAGATCCAAACGATCCAAACTCATATGGTAAAAGGTTTGAGACAACTGGGTATACACATTATGCTTCATTATCTAAAGATATTGCATCTACAATGTCATATAGATTCTCTACATATAGTAGTTTTACTAATGGTAATAGTATAATCGAACAAATCGGTAATTTATCTTTACAGAATCTAGCGGTACACATAAATGGATATAACAGTGCATTAGAACCGAATAGTGATGGTTGTGTAAATAGGATAGGTGGAATACAGGCTAGTAATTCTGATGGTGCTAATGGTAATTTAGGAAAATACGAAGGACGTGTTGAGGGATGTAGTTTCCAGTACGCAAAAAGAAACTCTAATACTGGTAGTGACTGTGATAATTGGGGTAGATGTATCGATAGATCAGATGTTGCAACTATTTCACCTTCGTATTATAGAAATAATAATTCTATACCACACACTACTTTATATGGTATTACAGTATTCAGAACTGATCGACTCCCGACATCAGACTCTATTAGTTTAGGTTTTGATGGTACTTTACAAGTTGATCAAAGATTTGCATTACATATGAATCCAAATTTCCGAGCTTATAAATACGACGACTTTGGAAACATTACAGAGATTACTGGAGGTAATTTAGGAACCACTCAGAGTGATACCACAGGTAATTTGGATGATAATATAGATGAATTCCCGAGTCAATTACAATCATTACAAAACTCATTTACATGTGAAGGTATGACATCGATCAAATGTTATCAAGGTGAGGGAGAAGAATTTGGGGTCGTATCTCCTTGTGTTGAGGATGAAGGTACTAAAAAATTTATAGATTTGGAGTCAAGAACTAAAAATGGATGTTATAGATTTGTTAGAGTAAGATATCTGAGAACATTAGGAAAAGACTTCCAATTATTTTTTGAATATAAAGCTAGATTTAGACTGATGTTTGCAATGTGTAGAGGAGTATTAAGTCATGTTTTTCAAAATAATTGGATAAATGGTACATTATATTTTCCTTCATTTCAAAAAAAGACAATTTTCGGAATTGAGAGTTCTACCACACAGGAATTATTTCAAAATGCTAGTAGTGACTCTACTAATATATATACTTTTAACTTCAATGGGTATGTCACTATATTGGAAACAGAAAATGTAAGTTCATATACTTTATTTTTAAATGATGAAGAAATTGGAGATGATATAACGTCTTTCCAATTTAACAGTAATTATGACGTATATTTTAAATTAATACCAACAAATTCGAATATAATATCATCAATTACGATGGAGATTACGGATACTAATATTTCTTACAAATATTGTGGTAGTAATTCAGATGATGGACCACTTTACTTTAATACACAAAGTAATTCATTCTTCTATAGATCCACACCATATTACAATAATAACTTCATAGGTCAAACACCTTCTCAGAGTTATAAAGGTGCAAATAAAAAGAATATATGGTTTCCAACTACGATAATGGATCTAGGTCCTAGAGAACAATTACTAAAAGAAGTAATAAATTCTGCAGAATATGAATCTTTCGTGTTAGATAAATTACAAAGTACGTCCTACGAGAGTACGGCGGATATAATTAATTTATTTTTGATAAGTAGATTGGTAAATGCAAATTTCTTAGAAAATTTATTAAGTGCGGGAGACGCTTCAGTAAAAGGACTTTTTTCTCGTGATGAAGGAGCAGGTTTCCAGGAGGATAGAGTAGATGGTGATTGTGCACAAATGTTCAGTATTAATTCTGAATTTGGTGTTGTTCCGTATTTAGCGGGAAATTACTTAGATAGTGTTACCGTTTTAGAAAATAGATTCGGTATTTGGTTCGACTCTGATTTAATAGATAGAAGAGAAGTTAATCCAGGAATTTCTACTTTCGGTACTGATGAGATAAGTTCACCAACTAATTATTTTGGATATACTAGTTCACAAATAGTTCCTTATTATAGGTGGTTTATAGAACCAAATGCTGGTCTATTTGGTGTTGATAGTGAAAATAATTGGAACACTCAAGATATATATTCTATGAATTATCAAAATTCACCCTTAGATAGTTCAGGATACGCGGTACCAACTAGTGGACCTGCTTATGGTTATTTATATAATGCTAGTGTAAATGATCCTGAATTAGATGCATTCCCTGGGACAACACATTCAATAAAAGTTGGGTCACCTTATCATTTTTACTTTGGATTACAAAAGGGTAAATCTGCTTTGAATAAATTTTTAAGTAAGTACTTATTTTTAGAGACATGAGTAATTTAAAGACAGATAGTATTAGAATTGTAAAAGGTTCCGAAAGATTTGCAGGGTCTACAGATAATGATTTATCGTTAGACATTGAATTGAAAGGTGAACAAAAAAATTATGTTGAAAAAGATCGTACTACCATATTAAATCTGGCTGAAAGATTTGATAAAGAACGTCAGATAAGTAATAAAATAAGAGTATCTGGTAAAATTACAAATATTTTCGAAAATGATATTGTAGGAACTTCGGGATATGAACCATTCTTAAACAATCTATTTTATGTAAATCCAGAGACCACGGTACAGAATGGTTCACCGTTCAAGGGGTATCCCCCCGCAGATGAATTTACATTTGTAAGAACTAGAGTACCTGAAGGTCATATACCCTACAATTCAGAAAGTGCTTCCACTTATAATTGGAGAGTTTATTTGAGTTACCCCTTTGAAAACGACTATGATCAAGAATTACAATTTGAAGATGAAGACACTAATATTGTAAATCAATATGTTGTATCTGATGGGATTCCATTTATTATAAAGAATAAAAAAAGTAGAGGAAAAAACTTAATTTATTTTTACTGTGCTTATGAACACAATTTACAAATTGGTAATTCTATAGAACTAACACAACCAATCGATGGCAGGACAATCTTCGAAGTTTATAGTTTAGGTGATAATAGTTATGGGAATGATAAAAAAGTATTTACAATATATAATTTTGGTTACCAACAATTTTTTGAAAATACAATAGGTAATTTTAAAAGAATAATTGATATAAATAATCCCGAAGAGACAAAATCAGAATACTACTGTAGGAAACATAAAATTTTGTCAAATAGTAAAGATGTTGACATCGTAAAACTTGCGTATGAACAAAATCCATTTTTTCAAGAAAAAAAAATACAATATTCAGCACTTACACCTAATAATGTTGAACGTATGGCGATTAAGGAGAATAATCAGACATATAGTTTAACATTTAACAAAGATTTCGATATAAGTAAATTAAGAGATAATAATAAAAGACCTGTAAGTAGTCTATTTATAACAATTGTAAAAAATGGATATGTTGGTTGGTTTAATAATGCTGTACCTGCAGGAAATACAACAAGTATTGAAGTCGGATGGGACATGAATTTTTCTAACGATCAAATTGATGGGTGGTGGTCTAAATTGAATCCACATAATAGAGATAACTTACCCAACAATCATTATACTATTAATAGTAGAGATTTTTATTTCACGAGGGAGTTGGAAATTGGTACGGAACTTAAAGGTGATATATGTGAATGGAATGAATACGATCAAAAAGAAAATGTTCTTTCAACAATAAACCACAAGATAAGTTTTAATTTAAACAACTTTAATGATGGTTCTGATGAAAATCCTAATTTACCTAATGGTTACAGTTATAAACCTCATCACGAAGTAAAAATAAAAGAATACTCAGATTCAGTTGAGTTTGGGGACAAAGATAAAATAGACCTATTTCCAGACTATGCATTTTTTTCAGACTATGATCAACAATGGAGATGGAGAGATTTATATGATTATGGATTCATAGATGAAAATGGTAATGGAGTTGATTTTCCATTTTTAAATGGGTCACACTACCCATTTAAAGAGATTCTGTTTTTACAGGCACCATTATTTAAAAACTTAAATCTATTTACAGATATAATCATTGCGCCAAATACTGATAATTGTGAATAAATATCGACTAACCATATCAGATATAGATCAACAAATTAATATTCCAGTGAAAATTGATTTTGATTTGAATGGACAGGAGGATTTGATCAAAATCTTTGAAGATGATGTAATAGATAAAGTTATAAATCCGATCAAAAATTTTGAAACACTAAAGTTTTCACATAATTCAATTGGTGATCCTCCTAAATCATTAATAAATTATAAGTTTTATTTTTTTAATTATAGTCAAAATATATCAAATACATCATTTAGTGATTCTGATCTTTGGATTAATGATTATAATTCAACAACAAATCCTGATTTTACGGGTCAGTCGTTTACAGATAAGGAGATATATTTTGGGGCTAACTCATTTAAGAGAAGTTTTTTCAAATTAGATTTTTACGATAGTAAAAATACTTCGGAACAAAAAAATTACTTTACTGTTATAATACCAACACAACAAGGGGATAATTTAGTTAGAAATATTGGTACAGAATTGGTACCTAATAATGTAAAAATTCGTATTCCTGATTTCAAATTGGATTATGTTGGGGACAAAGAAGGTTTTTATATATACTTTACCGAAGACTTATCCTTAATACCGTCAAATACTTTTTATATGTCGGTAAAATTTTTTAATGCTAAAGTTGGGGAGTTTATACGGTTTATAACTTCACCTCAATCGATAATATCTACGAAATTTAATTTCAAAAAAGAAGATTATTTTTATCATAAAATACAGATGGATTTTCAATCATTGAAATACTCAGTCTTTAATGACCAAGATCAAATAATTGGAAGTGAAAATAACCCAATAAACTGGTATGAATACGTTAATCCATGAGTCAAGATAAATATTTCTTTAAAATTTCACCCGAAGTTTTACAAAAAGATATAATTGAAAAAAATTATGATGACATAGATTTTGGTTTGTATAAACCTATAGAATATGTTTTACAAAATGGTTTTATACAAGAGTTAAATTTTACCATTTCATTATCTCAAGATGTAAAAGATATAGGTTTTTATACTCCATTTGATGGTACTGTTGAACAACTAAATCAAATCACTAATTTTGTTATATCGGGCAATCCTATGAATGTTTATCAAATAGTATTTTTTGATACATCAATTAAGGAAGGTAAGGTAAATATTGGATCTGAGTTTACTATAGATTGGGGTGATGGTATTTCTGAACAAATTAACCCTTTTCTGTATGATTCTGTAACACATAATTATCCTCTTGAAGATGGGGATTACACTATTACCTATACTAGAAAAAATAAGTGGGGAGAAGCCAAAATTCAAAAGACAATTTCTATACCTATAAATCCATCAAATATCGAAGGTGAGGTTGTTTATGAAAATGAACCTTTTATTATAAGTGGGTTTACAAGTTCTAAATTAAATGAATTGAAACTTTATGGTCAGATAAAATATGAAACATTAAGACCAATAATAAAGAAGGGTGAATTTTATGGTCAGATAACTGAGATGAACGATCAATATACCGCATATACGGTAAACGAAATTGATTATTTTGATTATCCTGATGGTACGACAATTTATTTTGTTGAGAGCTATGGTCTAAATGAGGACAATCAAGTTTATTCAGGGACTACAAAAGAAGAAGTTCTTTTAGGTATTGTAGATTCACCAGAAATACAATCAGAGGTATTTATTGATAGAGGTAAATTGTCAGGGTTGGAAAGTTTACAAAGACTAGGAGAAATAGACAATATTGGTGATTTACAAAACTATGGGTATAAATATTTTAAAATTAATAATCAATAATCATGGCACTAGGAAGTTATGGAACACAGAGACCGGCAGATGTTTTACCCTCAGATGTGGAAATAATATTAAACTATTCACCGAGTAGGGATGTAAGTAATGATACATTACTAAAAAAATTAAATGCCCAAGATGTATTAACACCTATATATCATAATAGTAATACTGGTGGAAATGCTAATGTTGAGGTAATAGGTGGTTTATACAATTTGAAATTACCATCATCAGAATTCAATAAAATTGGTATATATACTCTATATATAAAACCAGTAGAAATTAGAACTACTATTAGAGATTGTGGTGTGTTATCCGCACTACCTAATGTAAAAGGTATTATTCTAGATATCACACAAGTACCATCTGAATTTAGAAGTAGATTTACTAATAATGGATTAGTGGGTTACAGAGTAGAATATTTGAATAATGACGGAAGTAAAACTAATAACTTTTTCAGAATTATAACTTCGTCATTTTTTTGTGAACCTGTCGTATCAAATCAAACAAATACTACACAAAAAAGTATAAGATATAGATATGTTGATAACGGAAGTGATCTAATATTTTTGACATTATCACCATCAAGTGCACCATCTAATAAACCAAATGCTACACCATTTATAGGTAACCCGGATCAAAATATTATAGTAACAAATACATTTTTCAATCCAGTTTCTATAGATGTCCAATTGGCAGAACATGATATCGATACATTAGCACTGGCATTGTATGGTAATCAAACTAAGAGTATAGAAGATGGTATTTATACGATCTACGATAATCAGTTAAATATTTACAAACAATATAACCTATTCGAAATCAGAGATGAGTTTAATAACTTATTATATGAAGTAAGACAAGATAGGAATGATAATATAGATTTCAGTAAAAACTTTACTAGCATAATTGAATAATGTCTGATAATAAGTTTAGATATCCACCAGCACCACCAAATGGAGGTGAAACCTTTTCGAAGAACTTAGTTGGCCTGCAAATAACTGACGGTGGAGGTCTAACACAAGGAAACTTTGACTTTGGTAGTGGTGTAAGTGAAAAAAGTGATAGGAATTTTGACATTGGAGTTTTTTCTGATCCTATAACGCTTAATGATCTACAAGTAAATTCAGTTAATGAGGCAAAAGAAATCGCTTCTAAAAAATTTAATGTATATCCTAATTACGACTTGACACGAGTCACAAATTATGCATTATATGGATCGCTACGGAAAAGATTGTCAGCTTCAGTGACCAAAATTATTAATAACTTTCCAGCGGCTTTACAAGTTAATTACATTTCTAATAACTATACAACTGGTAATACTGCTTACGATATTTCTTTTGATATTAATAATAATGTTACACAATTAAAGATCGACGTTGATAGACTCAAAAATCCTTTTGGAATTGATTATTCAAGAAATTCTAATAGAAACATATCACTAAATCCTATGGATGTTAGTGAGGTAAGAGATTTAACGAATAACTTTAGTAAATATTCATTATATGTTGATAATGAGTTCAACGTTGAATACGAATTAGTAGATTTTGAACCTTCAGAATTTGTAAGTGGGGGAACTATTACGTTATTTGTAAATGGAGACCCATTTAATTTAAATTCTACTACTACTAAAACCCTAATAATTAAGCCTAGTAATTTAGAAACTGAAAAAATATTCGATCAAAGTTTTGACGAGGTTGAAAAGTTTATATTGAACAGACAGATAGTACCAATCTATACTGCTGAGTTCCAAGTAATAGAGGAAGACATTAGTGGAAGATATTTCAAAACAAATAAAAGAGCAACTTGGCCATTAGACGGAGAATGGAATTTAGATATTATCACAAACAACTATGAAGGTTATCTCGAAAAATTAAATGATATCGGTGAAAGTTTAGATGAATTTAAAACAGATTTAATATCAAGATTTTTAACTACTGGTGCATTCAAAGATTTTGATACAGATGATCAAAAGATGGAAAAAGTTCTTCAATTGTATGGTAGAAGTTTTGACGAGATTAAAAAGTTTGTTGACGCATTAGCACATATCAATTCGGTAAATTACAATGTTCAAGATGATATTCCATCACAGTTACTTAAAAATTTATCTATGACACTGGGATGGAATACAGACATTTCTCCTATAAGTAATTCAGACTTTTTAGAATCCGTATTCAACACAAAGGAAGGATCAATTTATAGTGGTTTGTCAAAAGATAAAAGCCCAGCAGAGTTAAACTATCAATATTATAGAAACTTAATTCTTAACTCTGCTTATTTGTTCAAATCTAAAGGTACTCATAGATCATTAGAATATTTACTCAGGTTTATCGGAGCACCGAAAGCTCTAATTGAATTTAATGAAACAGTATATCTGGCAGATGGGCCAATAAACATAAATAATTTCAGACAGGAATTTGATTCATTTTCTGGAGGTTCTAAAATTATTACTGATACGGTTCTCGACCCTAATGATGTATTCACCTTTGAAGGTGTTCAATATACAGGATTTACAACACAGAGTAGGGTGGTAAATGTAACGACGACAATGGAAGATTTTCCGGTCGATGAATTAGGTTACCCCAAGAGTCCTAAACAAACAGAAGAATATTTCTTTGAACAAGGTGCGGGTTGGTTCCAACAAACACCAGATCACAGATCACTTGAAATGTTAGATGTGACAAATTCCACGTTTACAGGTGAAAACTCTAATGTACAGACTACGTTAGAATCATTTACATACGGGGAAAAATATCTATCAAGGTTTAAAAACTTCCCAGAAATGAATCTTGGATTTGGGATTACAAGAACTATTGATAACCAAAAATCGTGGGCTTATGATGAGACAGGACTAAGAAAAAATTCAAATCAAGGTTTTAATTCATATTATCAAGTTTCTGACGAAAGACTCGTCATAAATGCTAAAAATATTGAAGTATTTTTGAATATGGGTCAGGGTCTTATTTATGATGTCTGGGATATGTCGAGAAAATTCAATTATCCTATTCCTTCATCAGGTCTTACAACTGAATTTTTGAATACTACGGGAACTGATAGAACTGTAATTGATCCAAAACCACAGGAGAAAACCTTCTTCGAATTTGCACAAACATTTTATAGAAATTTAATTGATGTAAAAAAACGTCAAACTTCTTATTATACCTATCCATCCTTACAACAAATATATTGGGACTACCTACAATCAGAGGAAAATATTAATATTCCATCCAACAAATACACTTACCAAAAGATGATTGACTTCACCAATGGTTTGGGAAGTTATTGGACAAAATTACTTGAACAAGTTGTACCAGCAACTACTCTTTGGACTGGGGGTCAAAAACTAGAAAATAGTGTCTTCCACAGACAAAAAGTTGTTTGGAGAAAACAACGAGGTTGTGAAATCGTCCCGATTCCTTGTATTCCATGTACTTTGACTGGACAAATCTTTGGTTACGACTGTGTTACTAAAGAGTTGAGTTGTGATATAACGACAAGTTTATCAACAATATTAAATTCAACCTTACAAAATCTTTTGGACACAAACAATCTTAACACTTCAGACTGTAATTTAAATTCATTAACTAGCAGTTGGTCGGTTTTATTTAAATTAGATGAAACTATTATATTAGAAGAAAATTTTTATTCAGGAAATGGTAGTAATGATTTCCCAAGTCAAGATGAATGGTACAATTCTGTACTTGATAATCTAAATATTTTTACAACTTATGGTCTAGTATATACGGTAAATGAAAATATAATAAATATACAGAATGCCGGGTGTGATACTTTGTTCGAACAAGAATCACTTTCCATAAATGCGAAAGTAGATATTTCGATCAATTGTCAGACATAAAATCTACACTTAATAAATATTTTTATCAGTATTTATAACAAATGGCTAATACTGCAAAATTAAGATTTTTAACTTTATCTACTCATTCGGGTTTTAATAATCCTTCATCATTGTTGAGTGGTAATGCTGGTGTGGCTAATAGTAATTCATTGGGGGGTGCTCAGGTTGGTGATAACATACTACTCAAAGGATTAACAACTGGAATACCTACAGGTTCAGTTATAAACGGTCTTGAATTTCACAATGTATTAGGTACTACTGATCGTAGTATTTTTGTTCGATTTTTAATTGGATTTTCAAGTAGTCCGTCAAATTTAATTAGAATTGAGGAAGTGTCGGCATCGACACAAAATGTTACTATAGGTGGACCAACTGAGTTGTTCGGGCTTACTGGACTGACAGTATCGTTGATAGAACAACTCAGCTACAAATTTCTAGTATCAAGTAATACAGGAATTGGTAATCTTAATATAACTGGAAGTACTACATCCGGTTCTGAGTTACCATCGGTTGTGATTTATTATACCGATCCGCCAACTCCAACACCAACAGTCACGACATCTCCAACTGTAACTCCAACATTAACAAGTACACCGGCGGCGACTGCTACTCCAACTGTTACGTCAACATTAACTGTAACTCCTAAACCTACACAGACGCCAACAACTACTCCTGCATATTACAATATAATTCCCTGTTGTAAAGATGATATTCTTGATTATTATAGAATAAGTCAATCTAGTTGGGCTCAGAGTGCTAGTGGTACTTGGCAAATTACAAATGATGACAATTTACCTTCTGGTTGTTATACATTTACACCTTTTACACCAGCTACAGATCCATTAGGTACTTTTGATTTCACAGGTAATGCTGTTGGACCAATTTACCAAGGATGTAATGATGACGTGTTGTGTGTTTGTCCGACCAATACGCCTACCCCGACAAGTACACCTACACCTTCAATTACTGCAAGTAAACCAGTAACGCCAACACCTACATCCACACCTTTACCTCCATTTGCAACACCTACACCTTCTGAAGATCCTAAATATAGAGATCAATATCCTAATCGTTTTACTCAATATTTTACTTCAAATAACTGTGATGCGACAATTCAGGATCCGATTATAAAAATATTTGGAACAATAGAAGATGGTGAAAACTTAATTGGTAAAGTTGTAACTTATATTGATGATCTAGGTCATTCATTCAGCACAATAATAATAAATAGAACTAAATCACTAACCACTGAACAGATATCAGATGCTAAGTTTGCCCAAACAGTTCATGATGATTGTGACGATGCAAGAGACTTAATAGATTACTACGATGGTGACTTATCAAATATGTCATTTAGAGTGACCACATGTGAAGCAAAACCACAAAGGGGTTTTCTTAACATGACATTAAGTAATACTAATGCACTTTATCCTTACACTCATTTTAAAGTAGGTAGTACTTGTTACTCATTTAATATGTTCTTTAAGGACAGTGGAGGGTTAACGGTTGAAGAAAAATTTAATTCTTGTAGTGAATGTGAATTTAACGGAACTCAAACACCTACACCTACACAGACTAGTACACCAACACAAACAATAACATATACCCCTACCTCTACGGTAACTAATACTATAGATACAACACCTACGGTTACACCGACACAGAAAACGACAACTTATGTTGCGACAAATTGTTGTAATAATAACATTACAATCCATGTTCAGGGACCTATAAACCCTAAAAAAATATATGTATTTTACGATGGTACTATTCGTGATGAGAAGAAACTTAAATCGGCTTCGAATCAAATTAGAGAATGGTATTCTGACTATTTAGTTAAAAATCAGTTTCAAACAGGTAATCTGTACGAAACGGTTATCGGTAATAGTCAAAATGAAGCCAATGGTGAAAACTGGTTATGGTGGTCAGTATATCCATATTTAGGATCGCTATCTGGTGGTACTTTATCGGACGGTACTACTGTTTATGAATTTGATGGTGTTGTAGAAAATAGTACTTATGTACAAGAATCATGTGATTCGAGTAAGTCTGGTTACAGATGTGCACCATTCAAAACTCAAGTTAATGACTTTGGAACAATTGCACAAAGAATTAACAGAGGTCTTGATTTAGAATATGGTACAGGATCGACAGTATCAAATGGTGTTGCATTTAGTCACGACAATTTAGATGAAACTTACACATCAGGAATTGGTCAATTTAATGGAGGGGAAACCGACTATTTAGTTATTACTTTTATAGAAGAATCTGATGGTGAAATAGGTATGTATCACGGTCAGAGTACAAAAGATGATTTGATATACGATCCTTTTGTTCTTAAAGGATATGGTTGGGATCTATCACAAAGTAAACAACCGACTAATAGATACATACATGATTATGAGTCATATCTTTCTGTCTGGGCAGATATTACAAACAATCAATCAGGTGAAATAAATACTGCATTATATAGTGTGACTGATGATTTGCATTCAAATTTTGCATTTGCATTACACAATTTAGCGGCGATCGAAGGTAAAACAATAAGTTCAGAAGATTTTCAAACTAAATATGGTGACTCTATTACAGATGTTGGTCCACAAAATCTGAATCTTTCAATATTAACCTCAGAAAATCCATATTCAGATTTAGAGACTACAACTAATTTTAATGATGTACTAAATCCAGAACAAAGAGAAAATGGTCCCGGTCTTACAAATTTTGGATTCTTCACTGATCCTTCACTTACAAAATGGGATGATAGTACTTATTTAGTAAAAATTGGTACATCGGTAGATTATTTCTTGAAAGACGGTTTTGTATATTTTGGTCAATGTTATCAATTCTTAACATATGAAAGTGTCACACCAGTAGTAATTATTACTGAATCCGACATAGTAAAAAATGTTTGTTCTACTGACGATTGTGTCCCTTTATTGTGTCCAAGTCCGACTGCGACACCGACTAAGACAATTCAGTTAACACAGACTTTAACACCTACAATTACAAATACACCTTTTGTAACTAGAACGCCTACTGTAACATCTACAATTCCCGTAACTCCTACAAATTCTGCAGATAATAATAAAAACTTATTACCACCTCAAACTTTAGAATTTAATAAGTGTAGTGCAGGTCCAGGACCTGGTACTGTTTATGTACTATTAAGTGTCTGGGAAGCTTATGGATCTAAATTATCATTCTACTTCGAAGGTAGAGCGTGTTACGAAGCGAAAAATACAAACGAAATAACATCAAACTCTGCGACTTATTCACCAACAATATGGTTCAACAGATGTCTGGATTGTGTAAATTACTTAGATAGCTTACCCACACCTACACCAACTCAAACACAAACAATAACACCACAATATAGATGGGTAAATTTTGTAAGTTGTTGTGATGATCAATATTTGGTAAGGATAAAAGTAAGAGTTGATGTCACTACTTCTACCAATCAAGGATTTTTATATGATAACGATTGTTATTATTATAACCCAATTTACGAAGGTTTTCCTGGTTCCGGTGTGGACCTAATAATAAGTGATCTTGTTTTAGATAATCTTGATGACGATTTTTGTCAATCATCTCTCTGTACAACGTATAACCCATGTCCGACACTAACCCCTACAATAACACCAACTAGTTCAATTACTCCAACACCAACTGAGACAACACCACTAAATTATTATAAAATAAATCCAAAAAGTTGTTGTGATGACTCACAACCATTTACGAATGGTTTATTTATAAATGATTTAGTACCAGAGGGTAGTGTATTCGTATATAATGGTGAAATAGGATCTCTTATAGGTGAATGTTTCAAAGCAGAATACGATCCTAATGTTAATCCTACTGAATATATTGTTGTCAATCAATTCTCAGACAAATGTGCAGGATGTCCGAATCTACCTAATTTTAAAGCTTGTGAAACACCTACACCTACGCCGACCATAACATTAACACAAACACCTGATCTTTGTGCTGACCAAGACATTGTAATTCTTATAGATCAATCAGGAAGTATTGGTAGTCAGTCTAATTTCGATTTCTTAGTAAATGGGGCGATTGAAATTGCTAACACGTTGGAAGACCGTATGGATGCTGGGGAAGTACAGATCGGTGCTTATAAATGGTCTAGTTGTGCTGAAGACAAAATCGAACTACTAACAGGATTAACTTCCAACCATACTGACTTTGTTAATGCATTGAGTGGTACTAGTTGGGATCTAGGTTTTACATACGCGTCTAAACCACTTGAGTTGGCATATAATTTATTAAGTGGTAGTACTAATAGTGCGGCTAAAAAGAACATTATATTAATAACTG